CTGAGATCTTTATTATTTTCGCTATTCCAAGCCATTATTCAGATCCCAACAAGTAACCATAGATTCCGCAGGTTACTCCGAGGGCGATTAAGCCCGCTGGTGGGAAAATGAGACCCGTACCTATTGAAATTCCTGCGACGAATAAAACCATCAAACAGTTTGCAAGGTTGCGGCGCGTGAGTAAAGAATGTAGTTTTCGTAAAATGTTCATTTAGACCGTCACCTTAGCAAATGAAAGACCTATGCAATACTACAGTATGTATCTAACTATTTTTACGAGGACTAATGGCTGACTGGAATAAAATCTACGAGTATCTCCAACCGAAGGAATCTTTGTTCTGTCCTGAAGAGGCTTCTCTGACTCAAAAAGTTTTTTTGCGTAGTTATGCGTTGGAGGGTCTGTTTGGTGGGGCTGCTGGTGGGGGTAAAAGTAGCGCCTTGCTGATGGCGGCATTGCAATATGTTGATGTTCCGAACTACTCTGCGATTCTTTTCCGTCGTACCTACGCCGACTTGGCTTTGCCGGGTGCTTTGATGGATCGTTTCCGTAACTGGGTTATGTCCTATGAGGATGTCCATTGGAACGCGAACAGTTATGTGGCTACTTTCCCTTCTGGTGCCCGTGTTTCCTTCGGTTATCTCAATAATACGAACGATTATTTGAGATATAAGGGTTCGGAGTTTCAGTTCATAGGCATGGATGAGGTCACGGAAATCCGTGAAAGTGACTACAGGTATATGTTCTCCCGTTTGCGCCGTCCTGCTTCGGGTCCGCTTTCCAAGGTTCCGCTCAGAATGAGATCAGCATCCAACCCAGCCCCTAATTGGGTTAGGCAACGATTTATTGTTGAGGGTAAAAATGAGCAGAGATTTTTTGTTCCATCATTTTTAACAGATAACCCGGGTATTGACGCTGAGTCATACCGTCAGGCGCTTTCTGTCCTTGACCCTGTTGAGAGGCGACGCCTTGAGATGGGTGACTGGTGGGCGACCACTCTTGGAACATTGTTTGACAGAACCGACTTCCCAATAATTGACGGCTCAGATGTCCCCGAAATCACCTCCCAAGCCCGCGCTGTCAGGTATTGGGACTTGGCGGCGACCGAACCACACTCAGGTAATACTGACCCCGACTGGACAGTTGGAACCCTTATGTTATTTGACCAAGGGATCTCCTACATCATGGATGTCCGTAAAGTTAGGGCTAAATCAGACAAGGTGGAAACACTGATTTCGCAGACCGCTCAGGAAGACGGGAAAACGGTAGCCATACGAATGGAGCAGGAACCGGGCTCCTCGGGGAAAGCACTAATTGACCAATATGCACGATATGTAGTTCCGGGTTGGGACTTGCAAGGAATCCGCTCATCAGGCGACAAGGAGACAAGGGCAAGACCTTTCGCCGCCGCTGTCGCCAACGGCAATGTCCGTCTCGTAAGAGGGAAGTGGATCACAGACTGGTTGGACGAAATATCGTCTTTCCCAGAGGCTTGCACCCATGATGACCAAGTTGACTCCGCTGTCGGTGCTTTCACTTTTTTAACTGGTTTGGGGTTGCCTCAACGCAAGAGAGCCAGTATCATTGTGTGAAATAAACATATACCACTATCGCCCAAAAGGGGAAAAATGAAAAAGGCTTTTAAATCGCCAACAAAAACACAGTTACGGACTGCTACAAACCAAAGCAGAGAATTACTTTCTGAGTGGATTCGCACAACTAGAACTAAACAAAACTTAAGCCAAGAAGGATTAGCCGAAATTGCTGGTGTTGACCGCAAAACAATTAACCGAATTGAAAACGGTCATTTCTCACCGAGCATTGAAACGCTAGTTCGTATCTCTTTGTCTCTTGACTCAAAAATCCCTTCCCTAGTATGACCGAAAACTCTTGGAATAGTTCTGAGCGCTTAGTCGCTCTCACGGAATTTCGTAAGTCAATTATTGCCATCAGCGATAAGGCTTTGGAAAACTTGGAGCAAGATGACGAACAACTTTGGTGCGATACATTAGTTTTGCTGCATGCAATTAAAGGTGACATTTCGTCAGTGTTTACACAGTATTCCAACCTGTTTTCCGACAAAATTGATGCTTCCGAACACTCCGCTTCAAACGGGCAAGTGATTGAAAAGAAGTCCGCGTTTGACCGCAAAGGCTGGAAGCATGAAGATATTGCATCAGAAGTGCTACGCAGGCTAGGAGATCTTTCCGTTGACATGGACACGGGTGAAGTCATTATGACCTCAGAAGAAATAGCATTGAAACTCTTGGAATATGTACAACCTTCATATTGGAGGGTTAAAGAACTATCCAAACTTGGCATTAACGCAGATCAATATTGCGAAGTTGGAGAACTAAAAACAAGCATCATCGTACGGAAGGAAAAATAACATGAGCGAGATTTACCAACAGTTAGCAGAATCTTTCCCGCCAGAGATGGTTCGCAGGTTGAACAAAGGTGGCACCAACCTGATTTATATTCCAATCAGTGAAGTAATTACGCGAATGAATAAAATCATTGGTGTTGAAAACTGGTCGTTCACTGTTAAGTCTTGGCAACAACTTGGGACATCTATCGTTGCTCATGTTTCTGTTCAGGCAACAATTGACGGTAAGACAATTACACGCGAAGGCGTTGGCGGACAGAAGATCAAGATGTCCAAGCAGGGTGATCCTGTTGACATCGGGGATGAAGTCAAGGGTGCTGTTTCCGATGCCCTCAAAAAGGCTGTTCAAACATTGGGTATTGGCTTATATCTTGCCCGTAGCGAAGAGGCTATGGAGATTGAGCAGGCTATTGACGCAAGCGTCTCTGCTTCTCCTGCCCCTCCTGCTCCTGTTGTTTCACCGAAATATGCGCAATTCAAATCATTGCTTGAAGCAAGTGAAGAGAATAAAGCAAAGATCAAAACATTTTGGTCAAACTATGGTGGCGGTCGTCCTGTTCCTAAGCCTTCAGAATTCACTGATGAGGAACTTGACACACTGATCACAGAATTGGTTTCCTACAGTTTTGCGGGTTCAACTCTTGTTGAAGCACCAGCAAAGAAAAAGGAAAAGGCTCCTGATATGCCACCGCGCAGAGACATTGACTGATGTGCTTAACGCTCCTGAATATCTCTCACCGAGTTCAATAGGGACTTTTCATCAGTGTCCTTTAAAATACAAGTTCTCTCGTATTGATGGACTGAAAGAACCCCCAACAGAACACACAATATTGGGGAACTATGTTCACTCAATTTTGGAAGAGTTTTACCGTTTAGACGCAGGTCAAAGAACATTGCTGAACGCAAGAACTTTGTTTCGTTCAATTTGGGATGACTACGCTGAAGATGTAACCAAGATTTATCGTAATGATGCTCAAAGCATTAGCGAATTTAGGCTTCGTGCCCGCTACTGCATAGAGAACTTGATGAAGATGGAATCTCCTGAATTAATAGAGTTTGACGGAATTGAAACCGAACTCAACCATGAGGTCAAAGGTGTAAAGATCAAGGGTTTCATTGACCGTTGGGCTATTGGCGACGGCAAGATAAACATAGGTGACTATAAAACAGGAAAAGTCCCACAGCCAAGATTCAGGGACGACAAATTTGACCAATTATTAATTTATGCAATAATTTTGTCAGAAATTGAAGACAAGGAAATCGGAACTTTGGAGTTGCTGTACATTAAGGACAGCGTTAGACTCAAAAAGGATCCGACAAAAGAAGACATTAATAGAATTACAGAAATGTTAGTTGAAACAAGAAATGCCATAGATGCAAGATGCGAAACTGAAGTTTTTGAAACCAAGGTTGGCGTGTTGTGTGGATGGTGCCACTTTAAACCTATATGTCCTGCATGGAGCAAAAAAAATAAATGAACGATGAAGCATTCGCCCGACTTGTCGCCGAAGATGTAAAAAACAAATCTTCTGATGCACAAAAGAAATATCTAGCACTTCCCGAAAACATCAAAAGATGGAAGAGGGCTTTAGAGTATTTGGCATCAAACCTTGATGATCAGATCACACAGATCAACAAATTTGAGGAAAGCAAACTCAAAGAATATGAGCAATTAGGTGATGAAGGTACAGCAATAATCGCTGAAACATCAGCAAACTTTGGTGCTCGTAAATCAAAAATTGAGCGATTCAATTTCTTTGTTCGGGCAAAACTTGATGAAGTAAGCCGTATGGATGCTCTTTCGCCTAACGGTGATATGTCTCAAAACACTGACGATTTCTACCGCAGGGCGATACAAAAGTGGTGGTCGCTGATGGAGGAGTTTGAGATGGAGCCAACGAAAATTGATGAGGCTTTGTATGCCTCTTTGGATGGTCGTTGGGACTTTGAAGGGCTCACTGAAGATAACGCATTTGGCGACTTTGAAGATTAAACAGCAACAGTGACACGGCAACGACTATTTCTTGATACCTCCTGCGTTGACGCGGCGAGGGAAAGATTGCGCCATGTTTACGACACCTTTGACACAGTCTGCTACCAGTTCTCTGGTGGCAAGGACAGCACTGCCATTATTCATCTTGCTAAAGAAATACATGAAGAGCGCAATCTTGGCAAAGTGAAAGTTATTTTCCGAGACGAAGAAATGGTGAGCCCAACCGTTATCAAGTTCGTTGAAAAGGTTCGCAACTATGACTGGGTTGACATGGAGTGGTACTGCCTGCCATCCGGTCAAGAGATTTGGGTTCTTGGCAGGCGCGAATACGTTTTGCTGTGGTCACCGCAACGGAAAGCAGATGGTCGTCTAGTTCGTGAGATGCCAGAGTGGGCTATTAGGGCTGAGCATTTTGGTTTGGATCCTTCTAAGCCATGTCCGAACCTTGTTGACTATTACACGATGCAGGGGAAAAAGGGCAGAACGGCGTTTGTTATGGGTGTTCGCGCCAACGAGTCAATGGTCAGATATAGATCATGTGTACAGAAACTCCACGAAAATTACATTGTTTCTCCGTTTCTTCTTCAGAAATCTATTCCTCTTAAGTTTGCGAAAGTCATCTATGACTGGACGACTGAAGATGTGATGAAGTTCATTATTGAAGAACACAAAGCAGAGTATTGTGAATACTATGATTTGGCTGAATTAACTGGAAGTAATAGCCGTGTTGGTATTCCTTTGCACTCTGTTGCGATAAGAAGGATCGGCGATGTTGTTGCTACTGAGCCAGAGTTTTATGATCAGTTGGTTCGCTGTTTCCCGCAAATTGATGCACAGCGTAGGTATTGGGCTGATTTTGATATTGAGAATCTGATACTTAGTTATTCTTCGTTGGGTTGGGATGGTGTTTCTGATTGCATTGACGATCACATGCTGACTCCCGGTATGCGCTTGGATGCTTTGAAGTTCGCTTCGGCTTTCCGCAAAAAGAGGGCTGTTGATCCTCATGGATTCCCGCTTGAGTATCTCATTAGGACTTTGCTTCTTAACGAGTTTCATCAGTCAACCCCCACACCCGTCGGACCGAAAACTAGGGCTCATACCATGCGGTTGAAGGCTATTGAGGCTGGCGAGGATTACTAGGAATGACTTTTGATTATGTGAGTTCGTTCTATGAGGGCGGGAAGTGGGCGAAACAAGTAGCCACACGCCTCAATAATGAAGGTGTTCGTTGTGAAGCGACGAAAGTCAAGATCGCTAAAAACACTGAAGAGCGAGATCATATGACCAAGTTTGAGAAAGACATCATTTTTGATTGGTCTGATAAATGCATAGAGGTGAAGTCTTCAACTAGGGATTTCACTGATGATGTCAGCACCTATCCGTTTGGTTCTTTATTTGTGGATACTGTTTCAGGGTTTGATGCAAAAGTTGATAAACCAGTTGCCTATGTTTTGATTTCTCAAATCTCTGGCGGGATTGTATGCATCTCGCCGAAGACCTACGACAAGTGGGTGAAGGTTAATACTTTTGATAGGAAGAGGGAAATAATGGAATGGTTTTATAGTGCGCCAAAAGATGTTCTAATCCCTTTAAGTGTTCTCGTTGATTTTCTGAAGAAAAAACAAGAAGGCGGTTGGTGGGAATGAAAATAACAAATGTGCAGAACAAGATTCTTACGATTCCCAAATGGGGCTCTACGAGTATTCTTAGACCAGAAAAAATGTTGCTTAAACTTTCCATGCTTGAACATGGTTGGATGCAACCGTTGGTCGTCCGTCTGTCAGACAACATGATAATTGATGGCTATCAGCGGTATCTTATTTCCTTAGAGGACGAAAAGTTCGTAAAGAAACATGGGAGCATGACCCCTGTCATCTTTCATGATGTTGATGAGATTGAAGCAATGGTCTTGCATATTCGCCTAAACAGGGCTCGCGGCTCAGTTAACTCTTATGGTTTAAGTAAATTGGTTAAACGGATAGTCGCTTCTAAAAGGTATGACGAAAAAGATTTATCTAATCTATTTTTGATGCATGACGATGAAATTGATCTACTCATGTCGGATGGTTTGTTGAAGAAGAAAAATTGGAGCAAATACGAATATTCTCGTGCTTGGGTTCCAATTGAGGTAGCAAAACCAGTTGCC